GGCTGAGAAGTGGCAGACCACTTAATACCAACCGTCGTCAACGTCAAACCGTCAGCGTTGTAAACCTGAAAGGTCGTTGCCGTTGAAGCAGTCGTGCCCGTTGATTCCAGCAGCGTGCGCAAGTTCGTATTGAGCACATCCACTGTTCCAAGAGGCAGCGTAACTGCACCCTGCCCCTCATAAAGCGGCAGGATCAAACGCTCAATACACCAAAGCTGAACGCCACGGTTGGCAAGATTAGACAGAATTAGGTAAAGCTGGTCGTTCGCAACATCGATCATCTCAGAGGTGATCTGCTGCGCGCCCAAACGACAACGCCTAAAGGCATGGTCAATAACCTGCCTAGTCGTAAATTGAGTTGTCGATACCGTACCAGAAGTTGTCATTAGGGTCCCTCTTGCGCAGTGGCCCGCTGGATCAAGCAGACCCCAATGACTGGACGGAGGCTATTTTAGCACTTTCCGCCGCCATACATGGGCTTTCGGCCATAAGACGGCACCCCACCATGGCGAAGCTTGGTCAGAGGCTTGCCAGGATGCATCGCCTTCTCGTGCTTATGCACGGCTTTGCTCATCATGGCTTTGTCCATCTTGACATCTTTGTGCTTGGCAACGCCGCCCTTGGCCTTCATATCGAGGCTCAGGCCAGGCGCATACTTCTCAGCACGCTCCATAACCTCGCGAGCACGACGGTCGCGGCGATCCTGCCGGCCCAACTCCCGCGCCTTCTTGGGACTACCACGATACGGACCCTTCTTGTCGCCGTACGCACTAACCGCTCCGCCCTCAGCGTACGCAGCCCCCTTGGACATCCGCGACCGGGCCTGAGCCGTCTCCTTCATTTTCTTCATGCGATCAGCATACTTCGCCGCAGCGGCAGCGTCACGCTCGCGCTGAGCCAGCGTCATACCGCGCACGTTAACCTCGCCAGTGCGCCCCATCGAAGCAGCCCCTCGAGCAGCACGCGCAGCTGGAATCATCGAAAGCGCACCCATCACGCCGGCCTTCAGAGCCTCCTTCTTCTGCTCCGGAGAGAGCATCGAAAGCGCATCTTGAGTTTCACCGTACACGCCAGAGTAACGCGGCCGCTCGGCCTTATCGCTCTTTTCCTCAGCCATTCGGCGCGGACCCTTGCGGCTGGACGGACCACCCTTTGAACCGGGCTCGCCAGCGACACGCTCCTTGGCTTCTTCCCGAGGCTTTACCTCTTCCTTCAGCTTGGTGTGATAAACATTGCCGCGCCAAGGAAACTCTTTTTTACCGGCAAGTCGTGCTCGACGGAAAGCCTCCTTGAAGCTCTCAGACTTCATCTCAGGCGGCGCTTCTTCGTACCCGCCTTCAGCCTTCTTGGATACCTTTTCACCGGCCTTACGCGCCTCGGCCAGCGCAATTGCAATAGCCTGCTTGCGGTTCTTTACGACCGGACCCTTCTTGGACCCAGAGTGCAGCTTGCCTTCCTTGTACTCGCGCATCACCTTCTCAACCTTGCCACCCTTGGCAAGCGGAACAGGAGGAACAAATTTATTAGGGGCAGAATCCGGCGGGCTAGAGGCATACTTGGCGTTTACCCTTTGTGCGGACCTTTTTGCGAAATCCGCAAGCGGCTTGCCGGGGATAACCCTCCGACCAATTGGGCCTTGCTCTTGAGTCGGAACGAAGTTCTTCTTGCTGGCGTCAGTGTAGTAACCCGGAACACCATTCTTTGTGCCCGGAATAATGACCTGCGCACTCATGCCAGAACCAGACTTTGCTGCCCGGCTGGCATCCAGCCTCGCACGAGCGGCATCAACCGCCTTCTGCTGAGCAGAGCCCGGAGCCCGAGCCTTATCCGACATTGCGCGGCTCATGGCCAAAGCACGAGCGCGAGACTCAGCATCGGTACGCTGACTCAGCGGCACGTACTTAGACTTACCGCCATCAGCGTACTTCTGAACGTGACCGCCCTTGGCGTATCGCTGAACGTGAAACCCGCCATCTTGCGGGAATTCAAAATCTTTTACGTACTTAACGCCCATTTCGATGCCCTCGCAGCTTAGCCGCAATCAATTTGATACGGCCCTTGACCAAGTTAAAGTTTGCCTTAATGACTAGTAAATTAATAGATGCCCTGTCCCAAAATCCTAACCGCCCATTCATTAGCAATCCCACTTCCTGAGAGACAGCGCCTTACGAGTCGGACGCCCCTTGTCATCCTTCATCGGACCCGGCATGCCAGACATTCTTGCGCAAAACGACCGGCGGCGTGCCGCTGCCTTGGGCGACTTCTTGGCCTGGCCAGCAGATACCGGCGGCTTCAAGTTCATACCCTCACGCTTTGCACTGCGACGACCGGCTTCGTTCAAACCGCCCGCTGGATTTTTACCAGCCTTTCTCTGCCAAGCAGCCGTCTTAAACGCACCGCCGCCCTTAGAGAATTCCTGCCAGCCCGACCAGTCGCCCTTGACCTTCATCACTTAACTCTCTGTATGTTAAAAATAACAGAGGGAACCTCAGGGGCTGTTACAGTTGCAGAAGAGTAATCCAAAGTAATATTGGTATTACTTACGGACCAAACCAACTGTATGTAGCTGCTGACGGTTATTGAGTCTAAGATAGTCACTTGACCCAATGTTTTACCGCCGTCCGCCACTTTCGGAACCGAAATGATCGACGCAGAGTTTGGAATATTAGTCCCATTCTTTCTGAACCAGAAAGTCGAGGTGTGGTTGGTCGTATCAGCGTTTGCAAATTGAAGACTGGCATTTATTAAGTAAATGCCTGTTGCGGCTACCGTTACGTTTGTACTGGAAGCAATTGTAATTCCAGAGTTAAATCCCGATGCATTATTCATTTGAACAATGGTAGCGACGTTAGCTGATGCAGCCGTTTGATCAATGTGAGATTCAAACTGACCAACAGAAAGGTTCGTAATAGTGTTAAACGGAATCGCGCCCGCAGTTACCGTAATAGAATCAAACTCGCCAACTGCGTTGTTGATCGTTACAGATCCAAGCGAAGAACTGCTGATCGTGACAGAGCTAATCGTGACAGAGCTGATAGTTCCATTGTTTATCGTAACGGAATTAAAGCTGCCAACAGAATTGCTAATGTTGACGGAGCTTATTGTTCCATTAGTAATCGTAATGGAATTAAAACTGCCTACCGAGTTGCTAATCGTGACCGAACCCAACACACCGCCCGTAATGTTGAGAGAACTCCCAACATACGTTTTGATCTGTTGAGCCGATGCTTTTACAGATGCGCCAGACTGGACTACTTCAAAAAGCTCAGTCCCGCCAAGTGCTGTCGCGGCCGTAAGGTCGGTGATCTTGACGTTAGCCATGGCTTACTTCGTTGACTGCTGAACAACCGTGAAGCGAACCGAGCCATCGCCCGAATTAATCTTCAAGCGAACTGCTCGCATCAACGTCGTCGTAAACTGAGTCTCGTCTTTGGTTGAAGCCGTCAAGCTCGCATTCGGGTGAGCAACCGCTAACTGCTGAATGCTAAGATCAAAAGGATCTTCGTTGGTGTACTCCACCGAGTAGTTGACCGTCCCGCTCGTCTTGGCGGAAATGTTGGTCACCTGATTCGGAGTGTAAATATCAAGCGGCAACCAACCAGTGTAGCCAGGCACGCCGTTACCAATGCTAATGGTAGAGGCTGCGGCTGCGCTTGCCACAATACCGGTCACCGTCGCAAACGACAGCGAACCCGTTATCGTGCCAGAAGCCGTCACCGCAAGCGTCTCAACTTGAGACTGACCCGCAGGACCAGTGCCCGTCACAACAAAGTTAATTGATGAAGAAGCCTGACTGTACGCAGTCAGAACCGCAGGCACCGTAAGCGTTGCTACGCCGTTTGATACCAACACACCATCTAACGTAATTGCACCAGAAACGCTCAGCGATTGCGCTGAAACGATACTGTCTGCATCTGCCGCCGGTTGTGCTCTTGTAAAACTAATAGGACGCATGGTTGCTTTCCCTCACAATCACAAGAAAAGGGGGCCGGAGCCCCCTACAAATTACAGCGTGATGCTACGGTACAGTCCGATGTACGCGGTCGTTGAGCCAACCATCACAGGGATGTAACCCAACTGAGCCGACACCGAACCCGAAACAGCACTGCCGCTCGTCAGCTTGGTCGAGCCAATCGTCAGCGAGGTGCAAACCAAATTCGTAACCGTGGCAGACGCCACCGTCATCACCGTGCCGGAAAAGCCGTTAAGCGAGTTAACCGGGCCAGTAAAAGTTGTATTCGCCATTGCAAATTACCTCATGCACGAGTAGCCCATTAGTCTGTGCATCGTCCGCTAGGTCGGTCTAATGGGCTGGTTACACCTAGAACTATTTTCTAGTTTAGACTTTTCTATAACGCCGTCAAGCAAAAAGAAAGGGGGCCGAAGCCCCCTCTCTCCAGTCACTTGGACTTATCCGCGTCAAACGCCAGCCGTTCCAAACACCGTGCGCGGGTCGGTCCAGCCTACCGCGTAACGCTCAGTGCTCTTGAAGCGCGTGCTGTCAGTCTCAAAGTCGCCTTCCATAGACTTCTCAAGACCACGACGCATCATCAGCTTGAGGCCTTCCGGCGCGTCCGTCTTCACCCACCAAGCGGTGGTCGAGGTAAGACGCGAGAGGTTAGCCTGACCGCCAGCGAGGAGGCCCATCGACTTCACCGGGTTGATGTCGTTGTCGGCCGTGCCGGTGCGGAGGACGCTCTTGAGGAGCACCTCAGCCTGGAACACGTTCGACGGGGACACCACGAGCTTCTCCGGGTTCAGCCGGATGCGCTTGCCGTTGTTGTCAACAGCGTTGCGAATCTGGATGAGGAGCTGCTCGAGCGAGGTCTGGGACAACGCAGCCGGAGTGTTGAGCTGGTTGCTGAACGTACCAGCCGCAATCGGATGGTTCGTCGCAACAAGCGGAACGCCGTCGCCACCGTTGTAGCCAGCGGTAAACGCACGGTTAAGCACGTTGGCGCAGAGGGTTTCCTTCGTTTCGATCAGCGACTGCGCGAGATGCTTCGCGTAGGTCTGGCCGATACGGATGTGGTCAC